ATTGGTAACAAACCAGGTGCAGAGGATATTTATACTCATGCTGAAACAATAGATAATATTTTAACAATTGAATCTGCAGTCCTTGCAGGTCCAGTAACATTTTCAGAAACAGTAACGGTAACGGGAACCTTGGTAATTGTATAATGAGTGAATTAAAAGTAGATAAAGTTAGTCCTAGAACAGGTACTTATATTTCTTTAAATACAGTTGGTCAAAAAAACATCATCATCAATGGTGACATGAGCATAGCACAAAGAGGAACTTCTGTTGCTGGTGTTGGTAATGCTTATGTTTTAGATAGATGGAATATACTACCTGGTACTTTAGGAACTTGGACAAATTCACAATCAACAGATGTTCCAACTGGTCAAGGTTTTGCTACATCTTTAAAAATGGATTGTACAACTGCAGATGCTTCACCATCAGCTAGTGAATTTCTTATGGTAAGACAAAAATTTGAAGGTCAAAATTTACAATACATTAAAAAAGGTACTGCTAATGCTGAAAGCACAACTTTATCTTTTTGGGTTAAATCAAATAAAACAGGAATTTACATTTGTGAACTTATAGATAGTGATAATAGTAATAGAACTATAAATAAATCTTATACAATAAATAGTGCTAATACTTGGGAAAAGAAAACAATTACATTTCCTGGAGATACAACAGGAACTTTAGATAATGATAATGCTGTAAGTCTTTCTTTACAATTCTGGTTAGGTGCTGGAAGTGATTATACTTCTGGTACTTTACAAACAGATTGGGGTTCTCAAACACCAGCAAACAGAGCAGTAGGTCAAGTCAATCTTGCCGACAGTACAAGTAATGAATGGTATGTGACGGGGGTTCAGCTTGAGGCAGGTTCGGTAGCCAGCGACTTTGAATTTTTACCTGTTGATGTAAATTTAACAAGATGTTTGAGATATTTTGAAAAATCTTCTAACATGAATTCTGCTTTAATAGTAACAAGTGAAGGTATTGTTGGAGTAAGAGATGGGACAGCTTCAACAATTAATAGGTATTACAATGTTCAATATTCCGTTGAAAAAAGAGCTACACCAACAGTAACAACTTATGACTTGTTGGGTGCGACAGGTGATTGTAGGAGAGATTCTACCAACGGAATACCCACTAGTACTTTTAGTACAGGTGCGACTTGTTTTAATATGACTTATACAGGAGGAGTTAGTCATTATGGAATTTACTTTGGTTGGTATGCAGATGCGGAGTTATAATTATGATTACTAATGTAGAAAAAACTTACGATATAGATGGAGTAACTTTTAATGGTTACAGAATGACAAAACATAATATTATTTCATTAGTACCACTAGACGAAGCAAACACAGATTACCAAGCAATTCAAGAATGGGTCGCAATAGAAGGTAACGAAATAATAGATAATGGAGGTGGAGAGTAATGGCATCAATATTAAAAGTAGATACAATACAAGATACATCAGGCAATAACATTATCAATGAGAGTAGTAATACTATTACTATCGGAGCTAGTGGGGATACGATTGCAATACCTTCAGGAGGTAAATTAACTGCACCTGGTCATGTTTTACAAGTAGTATCAGTTGTTGATGATACAGATACAAGCATTACAACAGCTACATATACAGATACAGGTTTATCAGCAAATATAACTCCAATTTCAACTTCGTCTAAAGTTTTAGTAATAGTAAATCATGCTATATATCTTTCACGTTCAACAACTAGTATTTATGGTGGTTATAAATTATTAAGAGGTTCAACAGATATTTTTAATCCTAACCCAAATGATGGCAATGGACCATATGGTTTAGGCTATATTAGTGGAGAAACAAGTGCAGTTCTTTCTGTAATGCATACAACACAATTTCTTGATAGTCCAAGCAGTACTTCACAACAAACATATAAGACACAAGGAAGAGTTTATATAGCAAGTAGTAGTTCCAACATAAGATTTAATTATAATGCTGCAGGTAACAATGGAAAATCAGTAATGACACTTATGGAGGTAGCTGGATAATGATAGTTGAAGCAATAAAAAAAATAAATCCTAATGCAGAAGTAGTTGTAAGAGGTAATAATATTGATACTTGCGAAATAGAATTTTACAACGGTACAGCAGAAATATCTAAGGAAGATATTAAAGCAATGATACCAACTCTTGAGCAAGAAATTAAAGACGCTGAACAAGCAGCAATAGATAAAAAAGCCTCTGGTAAACAGAAGCTAAAAGATTTAGGATTGGACGACGCAGAAATTAAAGCGTTGATAGGAGCATAATATGAGCAAAATAGAAGTCGATGCAATAGAACCACAATCAGGAACCACACTTACATTAGGTGCGAGTGGGGATACTATCAATGTTGCAGCGGGTGCTACGAATAATTTAGGAATTACAGAAGCTGACCAATTTAGATTAACTGCTGATTTAGCAAATCCTGGTGCTGCAGATATTACAGCAAATTTAGAAAGAGTAGATACAAATGGTTTTGCAAAAATTGGAACTGGAATGACTGAAAGTTCTGGTATTTTTACTTTTCCATCAACAGGATTATTTTTAGTTAGGTTTATGGCTACAGTATTTTATGACAATGATTATATGGGTATTGAAATTTTTGTTTCAACAGATGGTTCAAATTTTGTATCTGCAGCTATGTCAAATGGTGGAACTATAACTGTTAATGGTTTTTTTCCTTTATCAGCAGAATGTTTTATTAATGTGACAAACACATCAAATTTTAAAGTTAAATTTAAGACAAACAGTATGACTGCTTCTACTATTCAAGGTGATACTGACCAAACTAGAACTGGTTTTACATTTATTCGTTTAGGAGATAGCCAATAATGAGAGATTATTTACAAGACGCATTACACACTTTTAATGGTGGTAATTGGTATGGTTGGAAAACACATAACGACAATGGAAACAAAATTCCTAACTCTGAACGTATGCAATACCAACACATTAAAATTATTAAAGATGGTGCTACTATGCCAAGTGAGAGTGATGTTAATGCAAAGATACAAGAATTAAAAGACGCAGAAACTAAAAAAATTAACGACAAAGCATCAGCTAAATCTAAATTAAAAGCATTAGGATTAACAGACGATGAAATAGAGGCTTTACAAGGATAATTTCATTAATTATAGAAGCATACAAAACCCTCTAGATATTTAACTTTATCTTAGAGTCAAAACGGTTTATAAAAGCATATTATGCTACAAAAACTTAATTTCAAACCGGGTTTCAATAAACAAGTCACAGAATCAGGTGCAGAATCTCAATGGGTAGATGGGGACTTTGTTAGATTTAGATATGGCTTACCTGAGAAAATAGGTGGCTGGTCACAATTAACATCTCTTAACAGAACTTTACCAGGCGCAGCGCGTGCACAACATTCTTTTGTATCCTTAGAAGGAGAAAAATACGCAGCGATTGGCACATCGCAAGGTTTATTTTTATATTATAACCAACAATTTTATGACATTACTCCTTTAGATACAGCCATCACCGGAGCAACCTTTGATGCTGCATCAGGTTCAGCAACGGTCACGGTAAATAAAACATCACATGGTCTAGAAGAAGGACGTTATGTAACTTTTTCATCTGTTACCGTTCCAACAGGATCTGGTTATGCAATAACCGATTTCACTGAAAACACTTTTGAAATTACCAATGTTACAGTTAATGCGTTTGATATTATAATGCCTTCAAATTCAGCGGGTACTACATCAGGTACGGGTTCAGCAACAATTGATCCTTATGTTATTGTTGGTCCAACTTTTCAAACAGCTAACTTTGGTTGGGGAACATCGTATTGGGGAGACTCAACCTGGGGAACAGCAAGAACTGCAACAAGTGTAGTCCTTGATCCGGGTTTATGGTCTCTTGATAACTTTGGTCAAATACTTACTGCAACTATTTTAAATGGTAAAACATTTACATGGGATGCAGGAGCAGCATCTCCAAAAGGTAGAAGAGCAACGGTTATGGCTAACGCACCTACTAAAACAAGATTAACACAAGTATCCGATAGAGATAGACATGTATTTCATTTTGGAACAGAAACTACAATCGGTGATACAACGACTCAAGATCCAATGTTTATAAGATTTTCAAACCAAGAAGATTTTAACACATATACTCCAACTGCAACCAACACTGCAGGAACCTTTAGATTAGATAAAGGAAATGTTATCGTTGGAGCCGTATCCGGTAAAGATTATACATTAGTATTAACTGATTCATCAGCTTATGTTATTCAGTTTGTTGGTCCACCTTTTACTTTTTCTGTTAGGCAGGTGGGTACAAATTGTGGTTTAATTGGTCAAAACGCTTTATCATATTCTAATGGTGTTGTATTTTGGATGTCAGGTGAAGGTGGATTTTTTATGTATGATGGTACTGTTAAAGCTATACCTTGTCTTGTTGAAGACTTTGTATTTACAACATCTGGAGATAACTTAGGAGTTAATTATAGTTCTAGTCAACTAATATATTGTGAACACAATACTTTATATAATGAAATAAACTGGTTTTATCCAAAAGCTAACACAACTCAAATAAATAGATGTGTTAATTATAATTATGGTGAAGATTGTTGGACAACATCATCTCTTTCTAGAAGTTCTTATGTTGATCAAGGAGTCTTTAATAACCCTTACGCAACCGATTATGATAAAACTTTAACTCCTAATTTTCCAATACAAGGAATAAGTAATTTATTTGGTGCATCAATTTATTACGCTCAGGAAACAGGAACTGATCAAGTGAATAGCATTACTGGTACAACCTCTATTAACGCATACATCCAATCAGGAGATTATGATATTACTAACTCTAATAATATTGCTGATTTACGGGGAGACGGTGAATACATAATGTCCGTTAAAAGATTTATACCTGACTTTCAAGTGCTTACTGGTAATTCAAAAATTACATTGTTAATAAATAATTATCCAAGTGATACAGCTGCAAGCTCACCTCTTGGACCGTTTACAGTTTCATCATCTACTGATAAAATAGATACACGTGCTAGAGGAAGACTAGTGGCACTTAAGATAGAAAATGATGCTATAGGAGAAACCTGGCGTTATGGCACAATGCGATTAGATGCTAAACCAGATGGGAGAAGATAATGGCTAAAATAACTGCATATATACCAGAACCAAAACAAGAGTATGAAGTAGATAATCAGAGACAAATTTTAGAATCTGTTGAGACTTTAAAAAACCAACTTAATTTTTCATTTCAAAATGATTTAAAAGAAGAACAAAATACATATAATTATTTTTTATCCTAATGACTATACAATATAAAAGCGAAGTATTTGATTTAACTACCACTAATTTAACTACGGTTTTAAATATATCTGTATCAGCAGTAGCTATTGTTAAAACAGTACAAGCTAGTCACATGGATGCATCAAATGTAGATGCTGATTTATACTTAAAAAAATTTGGTGGCAGTGACGTAGAAATAGGTCATGCGCAGCTTAATAAAAACTCTGAAAATATGATTGTAAATACCTTGAATTTAGAAGCAGGGGATGTTATAAAGATGCAAGCAGATACAGCAAATGAAATAACAGGCGTTGTAAGTTATGCTTTGATAGACAGATCACAGGAGAATGGATAATGGCAAATGAAGATTTATTAAAAATACATTGTACCACTACAGTGATTATTAGAAATACTAAAACCAATAAAATATATAAAGATGAAGCAGAGAAAGAGTCCGATATAGCTAATCCTAATACTGAAACAACGGCAGAACATATTGCTCAGGATGTTGAAATACAGGTTTCACCTAAAGGACTAAATGCACTACAGAAAGTAATGAATGAAAATAAGAAATCTAACACCTAAAGGTGGAACTGAATTACAATTAAGTTTTTTAAATAAATACGTAGATAAGAAATTATTAGACCAGGTACAAATTTGTACTTCGATACCAGGTAAAGTTCCATTAGATTCAAATAAAGTAAATATACTTTGGCAAAAAAATTCTTACGATCAACCTAATTTATA